ACGCTGGCCTCGCATGAATGGGTGGAGTTGCACATTCACAAGCTGCTGACCTCGCGCTTCCTGGCCTATGCGCTGCGCGAGGATCGCCGGGCCGACATCGGGACCGCGCTGATCCTGTGGTCGGAGTGCTACCGGCAGGACCCGGCAGGCACGCTGCCCGATGATGATGTGGAGCTGGCGCAGCTGGCCCGGTTCGGCGCGGATGTCGAGGGCTGGCGGGCGGTGCGCGAGGGCGTGCTGCACGGCTGGCGGCAATGCCATGTCGAGACTGGCGGCCAGATGCGATCTGACCGGCTGGGGCATCCCTTCATCGCCGAAATCGCTGAACGGGCGGTCAAGCGCAAGAAAGGCCGCGCGCGCAGCCGCGAGGAAAGCCGCCTGGCCGTCATGCGCAGTCGGGTGAAATCGAAGCTCAAGGGCATCGCGGGCATGACGCGGATCGCCAATTCCTCCCATGCGGTCGAGGCAATCACGCGGTGGCTGGATGAGCATGGGCTGTTCGTCAACGAGGACAATGTGCGCGTCGCAGCCGATGCTGTGGCGGGCGTGCCGCGTGTCGTCAGCCTCGGCGGGGACGGTGAAACACGCTGAAATCGCTGAAACGGTTTCAGTAACACGGTGAAAGGTTTCAGGGCGATTTCGCTCTTTTTTCAAGGGTTTCGCTGAAATTGCCCTACAGGACAGGACAAAGAATGACAGGACAGGACCTGACAGAACATTCCTTCCCGGAACGCGGGGCAAAGCGCGGGATGGCAGATGGGGCAAAGGCTGAGAAAATGGAGGATGCGATGACCGAAGGCGCAGAGACCGATGAAGGCCATGGCCGCAGGGCTGTGCGGGAGCATCTGATTTCCCGGCTGGAACAGGCCGGGTTTGTGCGCAAGCGCGGCGTGACGCTGGAGGCGCATGAGGCGCGGATGACGGTGATCGCGGAAAAGCTTTCCTACATGGACCCGGACAAGCTGGCAGCGTTGGCGGACGAACTGATTGACCTGTCGGGCGGCAAGGCTGACTGGCCGTCCGAGGTGCTGATCATGCACCGGGCTCAGGTCTGGCAGCCGCGCCCGCTGGCGCTTAACCGGGCGCTGGTCAGTTGGCTGGGGTCGGTCGAAGGGCCGAGGGCGGTGTTGCGCGGGGATCTGGTCGAGGTCTATCGGTTCCTGCGCAAATATCCGCGCCCACCGTTTGAATACGAACAGAGGGGCATCACGCAGGAGGCCGAGGATAACGCGCGGGGCCTGCGCATCCTGGCCGACAAGCGGGATCGCGGGGCCAGTCTGACCGATGCCGAGCTGCGGTGGGAAGCGGCCTATCTGCGCGACAAGGTCGATGCCTTGGCGCTGGTCGAGGCGGGGCAGAGCAAGCGGGGTGCGGCGTGATCATGCGGTCAAATGGATTTGAACAAACCGCCCTCAGGATCGGTGATGTCCTGCCGCCGCGTGACGTGGCCGGGATCGTGCTGCCGGGGCCGTCGCGATGGTATGCCCTGCGGGTCGCACCGCAGCGCGAGGATGAGGTCGAGGGATGGCTCCGCAAGCGCGGGGTTTATGCATTTCACCCGGTTCTGAAGCGGCAGACTAGGGCCCGTGGCGTGGTGCGGACCTATCATCGTCGCTATCTGCCCGGATATGTGTTCGCGCGGTTCTGCGGCGACCCAGTGGTGCATATGGTGATGTCATGCCCGTGGGTGATCGGCGCGCTGTGCCGGGCCGATGGGCATTGGGGTGTGTTGGAGCCTTCACGCCTTCAGGCGATCCATGCCATGCGTAAGCGGGATGAACGTATCGAGCGCGATCTGGCGGCAGATCAATTGCGCCGGCGGGAAGCATCCAGAATGCGGGCTGGGGATCATGCGATGTTCCGCGTCGGTCCGTTTGCTGAGTTGCCCTGCGAGGTCGTCGAACTTGTGGCTGATGGTGGCGTTCGTCTGCGCTTCCAGCTGTTCGGTCGCGAGGTGGTGGTGGATGGTGTTGCGGAGGATCTGGTTCCGCTTCGCAAGGCGGGTTGACAGCTACGCTCGGTCGGGCGTAGCTTCTGCGATCAATAGCCTCATGCCGGTAACCCTAGCGCGTATTGCGCCCGTGGCCCGGAGGGTGGGCGGCGGGGACCCGTTGAACGCGAGGTCCGACACGCCTTCATTGCGCCCGGAGCATCACGCTCCCGGGCGTTTCGCGTTTCAGAGGGGTGGAGATGGAAGAGCTGTCGATCAGGGTCGATGACAGTCAGTTCCGTCGGCACCTGACCAATCTCGAAGTGGCGCAGCTTCCGTTCGCGGCCGCGAATGCCTTGAACGACACAGCCAAGGATGCGCTTGAATACATCCAGCGTCGCATGGAAGTGGTGTTCGACCGGCCCACGCGGTTCACCAAGAATGCTCTGATGGTCTGGCGCGCTGACAAGCGGAACCTTGAAGCTCAGGTGAAAGAGCGGCCGAGTGTTGGCAGGCGCCATTACCTCAAGGTCGAGGAAGGTGGCGGCGCGCGACCGCAGACCGGGGTGGAAAAGCTGCTGTCCTCGCGCGTGGCTTGGGGGGGCGTGATCCGCAGTGTCCTGCCGGGTGAGCATGCCCGTCTTGACGGCTCGGGCAACTGGTCTTCCGGCGAGCGCAATCAGGTGCTGTCTGCCCTCGGGGCGCAGCGTGATCCGCGCACCAATACGACCGAGCGATCTGCGAAGCGGGCGCCCAAGAGGGCGAAATACTTTGTGCCCCAGCACGGTCTTGCTCCCGGCGTTTACCGGCGGGCAAAGCCTGATGACATCGCGGTGCGGGTGCTGAAGTTCAGCGACAAGGCGCCAAAGTACACCCCACGCCTCGGGTTCTACGAGGGTGTCGATGAGGTTTGGCAGCGCCGGCTGCCCGACCACCTCGACCGACGCCTCGCAGAGGCGGTCGCCCGGGCCAGGTAGGCGCGGGTCCTTCCGGGGTCAAAGCCGCACGCGGGTAATTCGCACCCCGGTTTGCGGGCGTTTTTGAAAATTTTTATGCTATGACAAGGGGTTGTTGTTGTGGTTGCTTCTGAGGGGCAGGTTGGCGTACCGGAACTGATCCCGGTTGAAGTCGATGATGTGCTTCGGGATATGCTGGATCGTTTCCCGCTGCCACATGGCGTGCAGGATGCGGACTGCAATCAGGAAGAGATCGCGCAGGCCTTGAATACCACGGTCACCACGGTCGCCAAATGGATCAAACAGGATGGCATGCCGGTGGTGCAGGCCGGAGGAAACGGCAAAGCCTATGTGCTGCGCCTATCTCATTGCTGGGCATGGCGCAGAGCGCGGGAGGCGGATCAGGACCTGAGGGCGCGCCATAACAAAGCTCAGGTGGTGGCTTTGCAGGCATCATTCCTCGGACTGGAGATGGACGATCCACAGGCGTCCATGACCCCGCAGCAGCGACGTGAAGCTGCGATGGCGGATATCGCCTGGTCAAAAGCAGCCCACATGCGTCGCCAGCTCGTACCGCTGGCAGATGTAGTCGACCTCTATGAGGCGATTGCCAAGATTGTTCGGGATGGACTTGAGGCTTTGCCCGACCGCCTTGAGCGTGAGTTGAGCCTGAAGCCTGATCAGGTGTCGGATGTTTCCCGGGCAGGTGCAGATATCCTGCGGGCGATGGCTGACAGGATCGAAGAGGAGGAACTGAGGGAGCGCGACGTGCCTGATGTCGAAGTGCAGGAAAGATGGCTGATCTGAGCGGTGTTCCGGTTTCTGCCCCATATGGGGCAGAGCCGCTTCCCTCTTATACCGATCCCCGTTCCGCACTCCGCATCGCGTTGCCTGCCATGCGCCCTGCAGAGCGGATTTCGGTCACGGCGTCGGCCGAGCGGCATATGCGGGTCAATATCTCGGGGCAGTGGCAGCCGTTTCGCGCGGACGTGGCGCCTTATATGGTCGAGCCGACCGACATGACTGCGTCGCGCCGGTTTCGTGGATTGGTGTTCGCCGGCCCGTCGCAGTCCGGAAAGACCATGATGCTGCAAACCGTGGCCTGCCACGCGATCATGTCAGATCCGGGTCGGATTGCCCTGTTTCAGATGACGCGGGATGCTGCCGCGTTGATGGAGCGGGAAAAGATTGGTCCGATGATCTATAACAGCCCGGATATCCGGGCACGTCTTGCGAGCGGTCGCGGGGCGGATACGATTTTTCAGAAACTGTTCACTGGTGGCGCGCATCTGACTCTGGACTGGCCGACGCCCGAGAAACTGGCATCGACGACAGTTCGCATTCTGCTGGCAACAGACTTCGACAGGCCAGCCTGGGGAAATGGGGTCATTGGCGACGGTGACCCTTATACGCAGATGAGAGCTCGTACCCGGACATTCCTGTCCCGGGGCATGGTAGTTATCGAAAGCAGCCCGGGTGCGCCAATCAAGGATGAAAATTGGCGCCCCCAGACGCCACATGATTGTCCGCCCGTGGCATATGGTGTGCTCTCTTTGTATCCGGGCGGGACGCGGGGCAGATGGTATGTGCCGTGTCCGTGCTGCGGTGCGATGTTCGAAATGACTTTTGCGCGTCTGGTTTATCCGGACAGCGCAGACCCTGTCGAGGCAGGTGAGGCCGCGCGGATGCGTTGCCCTCACTGCCGCGACACCTTCGGACATGAACTCAAGCGCGAGCTAAATGCCTCCGGTCAATGGCTGCACGAGGCAACGCCTGATGAGAGTGGCGAGATTCGGTTGGTGACCGTAGATCGCCCGGAGCTACGGCGAACGGATCTGCTTTCGTACTGGCTGGATGGGGCGAGTGCCGCTTTCTCGACCTGGGCTGAGCTCGTGACGGCCTATCGGCAGGCCGAGGCGCATTTCGATGCAACGGGCGATGAAGAGAAGCTGCGCGCAACGGTCAGCACCGGGCAGGCCCAGCCCTATCTGCCGCGCAGCGCTTCCAGCGAGATGGAAATCACGCTCCAAGGTCTGAAGGACAAGGCGCAGGATGTCAAAAGCCAGAAGGGTGTTGCACCCTCATGGGCGCGTTACCTGACGGTATCAGTTGACGTGCAGGGCACCTATTTTTCTGTCGGAGTGACAGCGTGGGGTGAAGGTGGGCGCCACCAGCCGATTGACAGGTTTGAGATCAATACGCCACCGGCAGGTGCGCCCGGAGCCGACGGCCGCACTTTGAAGCCATTTGAGGTTGCCGAAGACTGGCAGGTACTTGTCGGGCTTGAGGACCGTATCTGGCCTATCGAAGGCGGGGAATGGGGGCTGAAGGCCGTTTCACTGGCTGTAGATATGCATGGTGGTGGCGCCACGACCGACAACGCCTATCGCTTCTACAGGGCTCGCCGGAAGGCGGGCAGAGGTAAGAGATGGTATCTCACGCGGGGCCATGGTGGCTTGCATCATGTCGACAGGGTCTGGCTGCGTGCGCCGGAGCGGGCCAGCGGCAAACGCAAGGTGGCTTCAGATATCAAGATCCTCAACATGGCAACCGACCGTCTGAAGGATGTGGTCGCCGCGAGTGTGAGATTGCTCGATGATGGCCAGAATTACTGCCACATACCTGGCTGGATGGAGGCTGGCCATCTGACTGAATTCACGGCCGAGCGTCGCACGGCGAAGGGCTGGGAAAAGCGCCCTGGCATGGTGCGGAATGAGAGTCTTGATCACCTCGTTCAGGCGAGGGCGCAGCACATCATCCTGGGCGCGGAGAGGATCGACTGGACTTCCCCCAATCGCCATTGGGCAATCCTGTCAGCCGATAATGAATTCTCGGTCCCCCTCAGTTTGGCCGAAGCTGACAGACCGGATCGAACGGATCAGCAGCCTCAGGACAGGTCTGCGACGGAACATAAATCGCGTGGGCGTTTCGGTTTTTCCGCGCGGAAAGGGAAATGGCTATGACCTCTTACACAGGCGAGCAATACGAGACGCTGTGCCAGATGATCGCCAAGGGTGTCACGAGCATGGACCTCGGAAATGGTGAAAAGGTCCAGTTTCGCAGTCTGACAGAGATGCTGCGTATCAAAAGTATGATGGAGGCTGAGCTTGGCCTCAATCCCAAGGGGCGCAGCCGCGCCACCTATCCGGTCTATCGCAGGGGCTGAATTCCGTGAACAGGTTCGAGAAGGCCATTCTGGCCATCGCGCCCCAGTGGGGCGCCAAGCGTGCGCGCGCCCGTGCCATTGCCGCGCATTACGATGCCGCCCAGATCGGTCGGCGCACCTCCACCATGCGACCGACCCGCACCGATGCGGATAGCGCTGCGCGCCAGCGGCAGACCATGGCTTTCTTCTCGCGAGACATGATCCGGAATGCGCCTTTTGCAAAGCGGGGTCAGGCAGTCATCGCCGGCAATGTGGTGGGCGACGGGATTATCCCAAAAGTCACTGTGCGCTATCCGAAGCTGCGCAAGACCGGGCAAAAACTAATCCGGGATCGCGGGTTGAAGCGCATCGAAGAGCATTTCGACACGACCCGTATCGACCGCAATGGCCGTCTGAACCTTTACGGTCTTCAGAATCTGATCATGCGAGCTGTCGTTGCAGATGGTGAATGCCTTGTCCGCCTCCACAGCGACACGCTTGTTGACGGTGCCCTGCCGTTGCAGCTTGAAGTGCTGGAGTCCGACTATCTCGATCAGCACAAGGTCGGTGCCATTGAGGGTGGGGGCGAGATTCGTGACGGTATCGAGTATGATGCATCGTCGCGCCGTGTTGCCTATTGGTTGTTTCCTGCCCACCCCGGTTCAGATCGTCCCATGTTTCGGGGGGCGTCGGTTTCGGTGCGCGTTCCCGCTGATGAAATCCTTCATATCTACCGTGTAGATCGACCGGGCCAGCAGCGTGGCGTCACCTGGTTCGACGCTGTTATGCTGCGCTTGCAGGATCTCGCAGATCACGAAGATGCGCAGCTTGTGCGGCAGAAGATCGCTGCATGTTTTGCCGTTTTCAGAACCAATACCGAGGGCAATTCGGGTAATGCCGACGATGCCTTCGGGGAGATTTCACCTGGCATGATCTATGATCTGGCCGAAGGTCAGGATGTCAGCTTTGCAGAGCCGCCGGGTGTTGCTGCCTATGATGAATTCACCAGATCCGTGTTGCGTTCTATCGCTGCCGGACTGGGCATCAGTTACGAGGCGCTGACTGGCGACCTGGCGCAGGTCAATTTCAGTTCGGCTCGCATGGGGCGTCTGGAAATGGATCAGAATGTCAGCGAGTGGCAGCATCTCCTGCTCATTCCGCAACTGATGCAGCCCCTAGCAGAAGCCTTTGTGGATGCTTGGCAAGCGTTGGACGCCGAAGACTTCGCGGCGGCAGGCCTGCCCAATGATATTTGGCAGACGATCAGCCTGACATGGGTGCCGCCACGCAAGATCATCGTTGATCCGGCCCGTGAATTCACTGCCCTCCGAGAGGCTGTTCGTTCGGGGTTCGCTTCGCGCCAGCAGGTTGTACGCATGCTCGGTATCGACCCGGAGCGTCTGTTGGAGGAGCAGGTGCAGGATAAGGAAGACGCGGCCAATCTCGGGCTGTTGTTTGACAGCGACCCGCGGGCGGATGTCTCGCGCCTGTCGCGGGGGTCCGACAGCGCTGACGTGGTCGATGATACCGTAGTCAGCCTTCTTGATGCGATGCGGCAGGCCCATCCCCGCGCCTTTGGCGCGATTATCTCGAAACTTGCAGCCTGAGGGGGAACCCATGAACGAACTGCTGCTCTACGGCACGGTTGGATCGTCCTGGTGGGACGAAGAGTATTTCACCGCGAGAACGGTACGGGACACGCTGGCGGGCATGTCCGGGCCGCTGACCGTTCGGATTAACTCGGGTGGTGGCATCGCGACTGAAGGGCAGGCGATCTATACAGCGCTGCGTGGATATGCCGGTGCCGTCAATGTCGTCGTCGAAGGTATTGCAGCATCGGCGGCCAGTCTGATCGCGATGGCCGGTGACACTATCACGATGTCACCCGGGTCCATCCTTATGATCCATGATCCAGCGCAGGACTGGTTGGCGGAGCGTGGTACGTCGGCGGCGCATCGTAAGGCCGCAGATGCGCTGGACGTGATAGCCAACGCCTACGCTGGCATCTATGCGCGCCGGTCAGGCAAGAGTGTCGACGATGCGCGCGAGGTGATGAAGGCGGAGACCTATTTCGACGGCCCTTCGGCTGTCGAGGCTGGTTTTGCAACCTCCGTTGATGATGAAGGCGACGCGACCGAGCCAGCCGCTTTTGATTACAGGATCTACCAGCACGCGCCGGAGCGCCTGCTGTCAGCGGCTGGCGCGCTTCAGCGCGAGCGGCCACGAGCATCGGTTCTGGCCATGATGGCCGGTTTCGAGAAACCCACCGCCAAAGGAGGTAAAGCCATGGCGATGAAGACCAAACCGGCCCCGAAGGGCAGGGTCACGGCGACCACCGCCGCTGAAGAAGAGAATGCGCCCGATATGGAAGAGGATATCGAGCCTGAAATGGAAGGCCAGTCGGAAGAGGATGGCCAGGGTGATGACGGCGAAATGCCGGATGGCGGAGACGGTGGCGAAGGGGAAGACGACGGCGCTGAGGCTTCGGCTGCCCGTGCCATCGCGATCATCAACATGTGTGGTCGCCATGGTGTGAGCGCAGCTCGTGCCGCTGATTTCATCGGTCAGGGCATGACCACGCGGCAGGTCTATGCCGCCATCAAGGGCAAAGGAGAAGACAAGGTGGGTATCGACGGGCGCGGCCCGCGCACGCAGATGCGGCGCGATGAAACCGAAACGAAGCTGGAAGGCATGATCGGGGCCCTGATGGGTCAGACCGAAGGCCCCGCGGCTGATTTCCGCGGTTTGCGGCTGAAGCGCCTTGCGATGGAGCTTGGCCGGGCGAGCGGTCGCAGCGTCGGGTTCAACGATACCGAGGCCGTGCGTCGCGGCATGCGGGCGACGACCATGATGGGCGGTGCGATTGGCGTCAGCGATTTCGCCTATATTACGACCGAGGTGATGTCGCGCACGCTTCTGGCGGAGTATCAGCGCCGGGCTCCGCAATGGCAACTGGTCACCGGGGCGGCGTTGACGGCGATGGACTTCCGCGAGCTCTATGCTGTGCGGTTCGGTGGCGACTTCCAGCTGAAGTCTGTGCAGGAAAACGGTGAGTACCAGACGGCGAAGCTTGCAGACGAGGCCGAAGGGCTGAAGGTCGAGCGTCGCGGGCGGACGATAACCTTGTCTTTCGAGGCGGTCATCAATGACGACATGGGGGCATTTGCCCGCATTCCGCGTGAATTCGCCACGGCCGCCCGGGCCATGGAAAACGGAATGGTCTGGTCGCTGATCCGTTCGAATGTGGCCCTGAAATCGGACGGAAAAGCGCTGTTCCACGCTGATCATGGCAATCTCGCGGCCAGCGGCGGCGCTATTTCGGTGACGACCATTGCTGCGGCCCGGAAAGCGATGGCCGAGATGAAGATGTTCGGCTCGAAAGATCCCGACGATTTCATTGCGCCGGAGGCTGAGCGTCTGATCGTTCCGCCTGCGCTGGAGCTTGCAGCCCTCCAATTCACGGCTGACATCCTGCCGACCAAGTCGGCCGATGCGAACCCCTACAAGTCGCGTTTCGAGGTGCACACGGTGCCGAACCTTGGCGTTGTGGCGGGCGGGTCGGATACTGCCTGGTATCTGGTCGATCCCGATCTGCCGCCGATCCAGCATGCCTATCTCAGCGGCTATGAGGCGCCGACCGTCGAAACCATCGAAGGCATGAACCCGGACGCGGTCAAGATGAACGCGCGCCACATTTTCGGCGCCGCTGCGGTTGAATTCCGCGGATCCTACAAGAATGCGGGTGCCTGAGGTCCGCTGCAACTGATCTGACGCGGGGCGCCTTCGGGCGCCCTGCGTCTTTTCGTGAACCTGTCCAATGGTGGGCAAAACATGAGGAATATCCCATGCAAAACTATATCCAGCCGGGTCAACATCTGACCATCGCGGCGGCGGCGGCCATTCTTTCGGGGGAGTTGATTTTCTCCGGTGCGATCTGTGGCGTGGCGCAGGGTTCCGCCGAAATCGGTGATCCTGTCGTACTGGTTCGCACCGGCGTTTTCGAGCTTCCGAAGCTTGGCGCTCAGGCCTGGACGGTTGGCGCCAAGATTTACTGGGACGCTACCAACAAGCAATGTACCACCGTCGCTTCTGGCAATACCCTGATCGGGGCTGCCGCAGAGGCGGCGGCGAACCCGTCTGCCACTGGTATGGTGCTTCTGGACGGCGTGATCCGCTGATCTGATGACGGGTCTTTTTGACGGCGTAACCGGCCTGCTTTCCGGAGTGTTCGGTGGGTCGGTCACCTTCCTGCCTCAGGTTGGTGAGGGTCGGGTGGTCCAGTCTGTATTCCGCGAGACCCCGGTAGAGGTCACGGGGGATGATGGCGGTACAGTGATCCTCAACATGCCGACGTGGCGGGTGCGAAAGTCTGACGCTGTTGCGGTGCGTGGTGATCAGATCGAGGTTTCGGATGGTCGCCGGTTCATTGTTGGTCCGGGGTATATTTCCGGTTCTCCGGCTTTCGATGCCTTCGTGACATATAGGCTGGAACCCGTCACATGAGCGCATCAGACCGCCAGCAAATCCGCGCATCGGCCCGTGCCGCGCTTCAGGCCGGTCTGACAGGTTGGACCGAGTTCTTTGCCTGGGCGCAATCTGTCAACGCAGAGCATCTGCCCGCATGGGCCGTCGCCACTCCATCCGAGCGGCGGTCATCCGCATCTCAGGACACTGCGCAGCGCGAAACCTCGCTGGTCGTGGTGGTCAAGCTGCTGGGCGGGGATTTGATCGAGGATGACCTCGATGAAGCGGCCGACCAGATCGAAGCCGCCGTTGTCGCTGCACTGCGCGCCAGCAATCTCATGTG